GGTAAAAAAAACAAAAGCACTTACAACATTACGCACCCTTAGCAATAGAATCAAAATTGTTAGGGGTGGTACTTCAGCAGGGAAAACTATCTGCATCCTGCTTATACTTATTGATTATGCAATAAGAAACGAAGGCAAAGAGATTAGTGTAGTAAGTGAATCAATCCCACATTTGCGTAGAGGTGCTTTGAAGGACTTCTTAGGCATCTTGAAGGGACTTAATAGGTATAAGGACACCCAGTTCAATAAGAGTACCTTAAAATACATGTTTACAAATGGAAGTTATATTGAATTTTTTTCAACTGATATGCCTGATAAACTGCGTGGTGCGAGGCGTACTGATTTGTATATTAATGAGTGCAACAATATTCCTTTTGATGCATATCAACAGTTGGTGGTACGAACAAGTGGAAACATTTGGTTAGACTATAACCCATCTGCATTGTTTTGGGTTGACAAGGAATTAATAGGCAAACCCGATACAGACTTTGTTACACTTACATACAAAGACAATGATGCACTACCTACCACAATAGTAAACGAAATAGAGAAGGCAAGGGACAAAGCTAAGACCTCAACGTATTGGGCGAACTGGTGGCGAGTATATGGACTAGGTGAAATAGGAAGCCTAGAGGGTGTGTGTATTCCTGATTGGAAAGAGATAGACACAGTACCACAAGAAGCAAGGTTACTATCGTACGGAATGGACTTCGGTTACAGCGTAGATCCCACAACTTTGATTGCTTTGTATAAGTGGAACGATGCTTATATATTTGATGAGGTGCTATACAAAAAGGGTATGTTAAACCGTGATATAAGTCGTTACCTTGAAATGAATGGCATAAAGGAAAACATTATAGCGGATTCAGCAGAACCTAAATCAATAGCTGAACTAACCCAATACGGACACAATGTGTATCCAGTAAGCAAGGGAAGGGATAGCGTAGTATATGGAATCAACCTCATCAATCAAAACGAGATATACGTTACAAGCGGTTCTAAGAACCTAAAAAGAGAATTACAAGGTTATATATGGGCAAAGGATAAAGAAGGCAATACGCTACAAAAACCAACTGGTGCGCATCCTGATTGCATTGATGCTGCTAGGTATGTATTGACAGACCAATTAGAAAACCCTAATAAGGGGCAATACCATATTTATTAAAAAAAATAGTAAAAAACTTTTGTGGTTAATAAAATGTTTATATATTTACAGTGTTGAACAATTAAAAACAAACAAAATGAAAAACCCAAAAGTATTAAAATTTAAAAAACAAGCAGCAGGACAGTATACATCAGAGTACAAAGGCTACAAAGTAATTATTACCGACACACACGAAAATAGCTGGGATGGCGAAATATACGACCCAGAGGGATATACGCATTACCAAGAAAACTTTACAACCCTTAGAGAAGCAAAAATGTTTATTAATTTTGAGTTAGCTTAACAACAATGGGGGCAGCAATGCCCCTTTTAAATTTATATATTATGAGAATACAAGACACAATAGAGTACAGGTTAGTAAAACAGATTACCGCAAAAGAGAACCGTAAGAATGTAAAGAAAGCAATCTTAGGTGGTGCAATGTTAGTGCTTAGTGCGTACGCAATGATGTATGTAATGATGTACATAATGATAGCTATTTGGTATGCTTAATGCATACGAAAACATACCTTACCATGAGATACAAGCTTGGTGTTGGTTTAATAAGATCTACGTTGTACAAAAGCCCACGGAGCGAGGGTACAAGAAAGACGGCTATTCAGTAAGGCTAATTGTAAATGTAGAAGGTAGAAGGAAGTACGGTAAAAAAGAATATAAACAGAATACAAAAGAACTATACGACAAAATAGAAGAGTTATACCGTGCCTACTATGGGGCTTATACATAGAGTTTTTTTCATTTGTTAGTTTGACCGCTTCCTTAACTGGGGGCGGTTTTTTTGTTTTATACATATAGACAACTATTTTATTGTTATTATATGAAAGTTGATATTTTAGTTCCAAGCAGTTTATCGGAAATTACACTCGAGCAGTACCAAAAGTTCGAAAGGATAAACACAAAGGAAAACCAAGACACGAATTTCCTAATGCACAAGATGGTTGAGGTGTTTTGTAACCTTGACCTAAAGGATGTGGCTAAGATTAGATTTAACTACGTTAAAAGCATTTTAAATGACCTTAACGGACTGTTCAATACAGAGGATGAGTTAATACCTACCTTTACACTAAATGGCGTAGAATACGGTTTTATTCCTGCATTAGACGATATGACCTTAGGCGAGTATATAGACCTTGACGAGAACTTCAGTAGTTGGGAAACGATGCATAAGGCAATGGCGGTTCTTTACAGACCGATTACATTGAAGTCTAAGGACAAATACCACATAGAAGATTACAAAGGTTTAGAACTATCGGTAGAGATGAAGCGGATGCCTTTGGATGTTGTAATGAGTGCGATGGTTTTTTTTTATCGTTTAAACAACGAGTTGTTGCAAACTACCCTGAATTATTTGAATCAGGAATTGCCGAAACAAATGACTATGGAGCAGCGGCAAACTTTGGCAGAAAATGGGGTTGGTATCAAAGCATCTATGGAATCGCTAAGGGGGATGTTACAAAGTATGACGATATAACAAGAACCAACTTCCATACCTGCCTATTGTATTTGGCATTTGAAAAGGAAAAGGTTGAACTAGAAAGAAAACAGATAAAAACAAGATGAAAGGATTTTACGACTTAACGGACAAAATAAAAGACACACTGCAAGCAGAGCCGTTTGTTAATACTGTTACTTATGGCAGCCTTGACGATATAGACCTCAACAAGCAAACTATATTTCCATTGTCGCATATTATTGTGAATAGTGCAACCGTAGGAACGCAGACGATGAGGTTTAGTATTAGCGTACTATCAATGGACATTGTAGATGAAAGCAAAGATGAAGCTGCTGATTTTGTAGGAAACGACAACGAGCAAGACGTACTAAATACACAGCTAGCAATACAGAATAGACTACTCGCTTTGTTACAACGTGGTGATTTATACACCGACAAATACCAAGTAGAGGGTGAGGTTACTTGTGAGCCTTTTGTAGATAGATTTGAAAACAAGTTAGCAGGTTGGGCGGCAACCTTCGATGTACTCATTCCAAACGATATGACTATATGCTAACCAAGGGGGAAACAAGAAAGGCATTAGAATTA